CTGTAGTATGTCCTAGGTCCAGTGCTGTTTTTGCAAAATTAATTAGTTCTGGTGTGATTTTAAAGGTAGCACCGCTAACATAATAAACTAATTTTTGCTGGTATTCTTCTAAAATTATTCGTCTTTGATTGCTCAACGTAGACATGTAATTGGCTACAGCAAACGCTTTTTCAATTCTTTCATCCATAGATAACTCCGTAATGTAATATAATACACTACAGTAATTAGCTTGTCAAGCCGATAGGTGAAAAATAACTGATTAAGTTCCTAGTAGAACTGGTGTTGCAACCGTTGGCAAATAGGCAGTAACATCCACATATGGTCCAGTTGCATACTTAACATTCATAATGCTGGTTAGTGTGCCGTCAACCGGATCATCAATACTAAACGTAGTAGTATCATTTGGGTTTCCGCCTACTGCACCGTCTGCTTGTGTCTTTGTATAGGCTGTTGATAAGTCCGAGAATGTTGCAATAAATGTTAAGATACTGCCCGTTGCATCTATACTAGCAGTTAATGTATATTGGTTAGGAGCATACAAACTTGAACCTGTTGTTCCTAGACTGTTAGTACAAATAACTATACCGTTTGCACCTTTATTATTATTGAACCAGTTCCAACCATATGTTGTTAGGCCGGATCCGCCGGATGATAACACCGGATTACCGGTAGCAGTAACTCCCGAATAACTAAAACTAATAGTTCCCATGTTGTTTAATAATGCTGTCCAAGATGTATTTTTTCCTGAAACAGTACCAAACTGTCTAGAACCGCTAAATGTAATCGAACTACCTGATTGGAAGAACCATTCTGCAATTTGATTGGCACTGTAACCGCCCTGTGCAGTAAATGTTAGTGTAGTTTCGCATATTACACTTTGTTTGCCAGATGGTTGAGTACCATATGATGTACCGCTACTAGTATTACCCCAGCTTTGGTTGCGAACGCTAACTGCTGGGAAACTGTTATCGTTTTCTGATGCACCTGGAACCGGATTAGTAAATTGATTAGTGGCAGCTTTTACATAACAACCTGGATAGCTTACGCCGCCGATTGTAGTAGGACTAGGATTTGATAATGCTAACGCAACTGCAAGATATGCGGCACGGTCAGCTTGTCTAATTTTTACAGTATTTGTTGCTGTAGTTAGTGGGTTTCCGTTGTACACAGGAGCCGCATTAAGTTGATGCCAATTTACCGCTGTGATATCAGCTTGTAATGCATTCCATTGTGCGGCAGTAATCTTAGCACCAGTAGCAACCGCGGCATCAAATGTGCTTAAATTCTGTCCGTAGCCGGCTGGTACTTTTCCGTAAATACCAGAAATGGCAGCTTGAATTGTATTAAAGTCATTTGCGGCAACTGTAGTCATATTACCAGCAATAGTAATAGGGCCGGTTGAAGTGCCTGAACTTTGACTGTAATTAACAGTATAAGTACCACCATTGTTTGTGCCAGTACCGCTAATAAAGGCAGAAACATAAGTAATTGATGGAATTGTAGAGCCAGATGTCAACACCATTCCTAATGTAATAGCACCACTGGTCATTGAAGTAACATGTAGTGTAGTACCCGCTACTCCATCTGCACCGTTGTTAATATATCCTTGGAAAACAGCTGACATTTATATTCCTTTTTCTTTAAAAACTATTTATAAAATAACACATTCGACTAGTGTTTCATCCGAGTTTGTGCAATCTGCTAGTGCCACTGCAAAACAAATAGGTGCAGTATCATCTGAACTAAACAAGTTGCCTCCGCCGTTTGTACCAGCCGGATTGCCTATACTTGCGGCTTGACCACTACCATAGGGTGCAATTAAATCGCCCTTAGTGCATCCGCCTACTAATCTAACCGGTACACGACCTTTAAGTGCTACATACTGGCCGCCTTCTAGTGCAGAATTCATCTTATAAGCTGGGTTTGTACTGATAGCCCCAATTGGTTTATCGCCATAACTTGCCGCTACAACTTCAGCTGACCCGCCTACACAAACTACTGTTCCTGGTGGATATTCTTCTTGTGTTAAGTATTTTTCTGCCAAGTCAGCGTAGTAGCTTGTTGTACTTGCACCGTTAAATGTATTAGCATTAATATTACCGCTACCATCACGAGCAACAACTGTACCAGGACTTGTTGATACGCTTCCTGCGTAAGCAGTTCCACCAATAACTAAATTATTAGCATTAGTAGCTGTTCCGTAAAAATTAGTAGCTGTTACACTTAACCAAGAGTAAGATCCATTACCTAAATTACTAGTTGCAGTAACACCTGGTAATACATCTGAGTTAACTAATTGTAGTGGAGTTAATGTTGTTGCATTATTTGTTGTTTGGAAAACAATAGTATTGTTGCTTTCGTTTTGAATAGTAGGTGTACTACTGTTATTATTAAATACACGTAAACGTGCAACAGGATTACCAACGGTATAGCCAACGTCTGCAAAGTTAACAACTGTGCTAAAAGATGCACTGCCTGCTTGAACATAATTGCTAGCTAATTGACCGCCCAAACGATCAGCATTTGTAGCTGTACCCCAGAATCTGTGACTGCTTTGTGTTTGTCCAGGCTGTGAACCATTGTTTGTATTAACTAATGTTACACCTTGCTGTATTTGTGTGAAACCAGTAATAGGGTTTACAGTACTATCTAGAGTAAATGCACTGTCAGCACTAACAATAAAAATAGTTTGTCCGTTATCAATAGCTTCAATTACAGTATGGCTTGTACCAAATGTGTCTTTAACACTAGTACTTAACATTTCAGTAGTAGCTGAACCAGCTACTGCTTGGGGTCCAATTAAAGTAAAGCTAGTTCCGCCCCACGCAAACAACTGATTAGTTGTAGTATCAAACCAAAAATCGCCTATTGTTAAGCCGCTTGGTGCTACTGACCCAATTTCAGCACCGCCAGTAGTACGGAATTGATTACCGTCCCAAAATTTCAATTTGCTGTTGCCACTATCGAACCAAATTTGTCCAGTTAATGGGCTAGCAGGAGCAGTACTATTAGCAAAATTTTCTAGCAAATAGACAAAATTTTCGTTCTGAATTGATCCGTAACCTGCGTAATTTTTACCAACTAATTTTAAATCTGTGGTAGCATCAACAGTACCGTCGGCGACTGTTACAAGTAACGTTCCGTTATAGTGATTGATTGTATATGCCATTGCTCCTGTTTCCTTATTCTTGAGTATTTATCATTGTTTTAACTGTTATTACCAGCTACTTAGAGCCGCTCTGCGCCAAGTGTTTGTTGCTGTACACACATATATGTAATTAGCGTCCCATACAATTTGCCCTTTTGTACCAGTACTAGTTGCACTAGCCGGTGCATTTCCAGTAGTAGTTACACTTAATGTTGGTGTGGTTAACCCTGTACCAGTGCTAATTGCTCCTGAACTATTAATAGTTCCAGCTACATCTAATGTATGTTGAGGACTACCTGTAAATATTCCAACAAAATTGTTCTGTGCATTAACATATAACGCAGAATTTAAACCGTTGCCATTTAAAGTAGATATTTGAAAATTCTGATTTGATGAGTTCGATTGTATCTGGAATAGTACCGGCGAAACATTAATTTCGCTGTTACTACCTGGACCTAGTATTAAAGCTGGGTTAACTGCACTATTTTGTACTGTTAATGTTCCTGCGCTAATTGTGCTATTACCAGATGTTGTTACAAAACTACTAGCAGAATATAAAGTAACACCATCTTGTCCTAATAAATTATTAGCAGTTAAAACTGGAACGTTAAATTCTACACCTGTTAAACTACTAACGTTAAATCCTATACTAATACTTCCAGTAAATCCACCAATTGCACTAGCAGGAGTAAACGATTCTGATGCAAATATACCTAATAAATTACCGCCGTTATACAAATAAGTTACTGTATGTGCAAGTTTGTTAGTGTCAATAATAGAATCTACAATAAAACCGCTTTGGCCTTGGGCAGAAGAGTATATAGGACCTGCTAGAATGTTTTCAACACCGTCATTAAAATATAATTGGCCGTTTGCACTGTCAATCCAAAGATCTCCAGTAGTTAAACTACTAGGTACTGTACTACTAATTAGTGTACCGCCACTAACAACAAACTGGCTTCCGTTATAAACTTTTAATCTATTTTGTGTAGTATCAAACCATAGTTGTCCAATAATAGGATTATTAGGCTGACTTGTATTTGCAAAATTTTCTAACAAGTGAATGAAGTTATCATTGACGTACAATCCATATCCAGTAGCATTTTTACCAATCAGAGTAAGGTCAGTGGCTGTTTGATTAATTGTTCCATCAATTAATTCAGTTAATGTGTTGCCGTTTGTTAGTTGTATTGTATAACTCATTATAGTACACCAGTGAAAATTATGTAATTAATAGTTTGGTATGGATTCATTGTTACCACCGGAGTTGCATGTGATGATGAAACAACACTTCCACTGTCTGACAATCCATATCCTTGACCGCTTTGTGCTGTTGTTGTCAATCCCTTACCTGAACTAATGTTTGTACTTGGGTCTGTAGCACTATTTGGAGCTCCAACTGCATAGAACTGTTGTACACCGTCATTAAGATTATGTTTATGATCGGGTAAGTTAGCTGTTGCTAGTGTAATTGTATTGCTACCACCACCTGCGCCTACAGTATCTGCTGTTACATCAGTAACTCTGTTGGCTGCGCCGCCACCTGCGGTTATTAAATTGCCTGATCCGTCTTTATTTGGAACACTAAGACCGTTATTCATGTTGTCTGCACCAAGTGGGAAACGTCCTCTTAGGTCTGGTAGGCCGAATGTACTTTGTCCAACTAGTAATCCTGGTGCTTTATATGTATATTGTACTACTGCAAATAAAGCAGAATATTGACTAATTCTAACTTCACTACCATCACATAACAAATAACCATTAGGAATATTACTAACAGGACCTGCGTAAGGGAATATACAACCAACAGGAACTGTGGCCACATGATTTAATAGTGTACTCTTAGTCATACTGATTAATCCAGTACCACTTCTATAGACTAAGAATGTGTCAGTAGGAACAGAATCAGTGGCTGCAACCTTATTCGTAATAATTGATTGATTAATACTAGTAGTAAACAGTTGAGTACCAGTTAACGATTGTCCGTTAAACTCTACTCCATCACTAGTTACATCACCTTGTAACTGTAATGTAGTAACTGATTGTAATTTTGCCGCACTGGCCGCCACACCTTGACTACCTGTTAGTGTAGCACCATTTAATGTACCACTAAAGTTACCACTAAATGTTTGTGCAAAAATATTTCTAAAAGGTCTTGATACAGAACCAATGTCATATTGGTTGGCGGCGCTGTCTGTTCCTGGTTGAATTACTGTTCCCGCTACAGGATTACTGTTGCTGTCTAAACTATTAACAGAAATAACACCGTTAGCTGTTATGTTTCCGCCAAATGTTGCCTGTTTTGCAACTTGTAGTCCACCCGCTGTTTGAATGCTTGCACCGCCCACATCAAATGGGCCGGTACTTGTAGCACCAACGTCTGTAGTTCCTTGGACAATTAGTCTTCCTGGTACTGGACTACTTGGAACAATTCCAATCCATTTGATAGTTGCACTACCATCTGATACATTTGAACCGGTAGTATCTACTGGACTAACTGTACCAGTAGTACCACTTGTAACTACTTGATAATAATTGTATGTTCCGCTGATGTTAACACTAAGATATTGCCCTGCGGTTACTGCGGTTTGACTTGTCCATGCAGTTGCTTGAGAACTAGGATCATCTTTTATGTAAGCACCACCGATAACATCTAGTGTTCCTTGTGGATTAGTATTACTATTACCAATACCTAGTCTAGCATTTGCAGTTAAATGTAATGCAACGCCTACTGTTCCATTATTGTTTAAAGAAAATTCAATAGGATTTCCACTATTCTTACTATAAAACAATGTAGTATTGGCATTGATACCAATATTAAATCCTAAGTTAGCACCTATTGTTATACCGCCATCATTACGAACACTAATTGTGTTATTGGCAATAGTAGCAATATCACTGCGTAAAAAATTTGAACTAGCTACAGCCGCACCGTTTATTAACAAAGCGTCTGCTGAACTAGCTGTTCCCCATAAGCCAGTATATGCACTACCAGTATCTGCTACTGTTTTTTTACTGGCAATATTAATTCCAGTATTAATTGTAGGAAATCCGCTAATTGCGGCTTTAGGTGTAAATGCATCTTCGCTTATAATTGCTACACGATAACTTACAGTAGTACTTGCGCTACTGCTGGCATAGATAGTTACAACATTATGGCTAACATTGGTAGTGTCTACAATTGATTCTACTACAGGTCCTGAAGTTAGCCCTGCACTATATTGAGGACCAACTAATACCCAAGTACTGCCTGAATATAAAAACAACTGACTTGTATTTGTGTTAACCCATAAGTCGCCTGCTAATGCGGCAGCCGGAGCACTTGTAGCTTTTTTAAGGCTACCAGCTGGTTGCCAAGTAGTGCCG